CCTAATCTGCCACTCAAGTAGAAATAGATTCCTGACGTTGCAGCGTAACAGTCATAAGTGATTGTGCATTCAAGCGTTGCGAGTTTGCGAGGTCCGATCGTCCGCCGCGCGGCCCCGCGGCCAGGAAGTGCAAAGTCCGCTCTCGCGTAATGTCCTCACGGAAAACACGAGCGCACCAGAAAAAATCCTGCAAAAATTGCCGAAAGAAATCTAAGATGAGAAGTAGAAGAGAGGAGGAGGAGATACTATGTCTACTCTCACTCTCTCTCTCCCTGTAAGGGTCTCCCTACAAATCACAGTGTGTGACCCCCCCCTACCTTCCCCCCGACTACCTAATGAAATGACTAAGAATTCTTTGCCTGCGGCGGCCTCGGTGTGGTAGTTCTCAACGCCACCATGACGAAGACAATCGGAGTTCACGAGCTGGCGTATGAGACGTTCCACCGAATGCTGCAGAACATGCAGGAGCGGCAGCATGCCGATGCGTTCCCGGTCTGGAAAGTGTCAGCTGGACGCTTGCTGGAGTTCCTTGTGTGGTATTTCGAGGAGTCGCAGCGGCTGCAGTGTGCGACGTGCATGCCGATGGTGATCAACTTCTCGCCGGCAGTTGGTGGCGCTGGAAGGTATGACCCGGCGTCGATGGATCGCAGGCAGTGGCCCTACAAATACTCGGTGGCCTGCAAGATGATCAGGGCCGAAAAGGGTGTCGGATACATGGCAACGCACGCGGAAGTGCTCGCCTACATCAGGGCCAACCCGGACATTGGCATGAACACGCAGAAGCGGAAGGATGAGGAGGAGGCCACGAAGCGTGAAATCGCGCAACGATCGAGGTTGCAACCGACAACGCCACCCGCTACGAGTAGCAACCATGAGTGAAACGCAAGCCCTCTCGACCCCCACCGACGCCACACCAACTCCGAAAGGCAAGCGCGCGAAGAAGCAGCGGCGCTACCGGCTGTTCCCTGGCGACGATGGCGGCGACTTCAGGATCTACGTCATCAGCGAAGACCCGGCGCACGCGAAGGGCACGCTGATCCCGGCGCCCGGTGTCGGCGGATTCGACTCCACGCACGCGGCGCAGAAGTTCCTGCGCGCGGAAGGCCATCGGTTCGTCGGCCTGCAGCTGATGATCAGCAAGGCCGTGCACATGGCGCGCATCGCGCTCGAGGAGAAGCCGCAGGTCAAGGTCGAGTGGAAGCCGCGCGCGCAGGTCTCGGGCCCGCCCAAGGAGTAGGCTAGCGACATGAAACCAACCGACGCTGACCTGCACGCCAGGTTCTTCTTCCGCAAGCCGACCCCGGACACGCTGCCGAGGTTCGAACAGATCAACGAAGCGTGCTTCGAACTTGCGAAGCTGATTCGCGACAAGGTGCCGGAAGGCATCGACCTCTCGCTGGCGCTGATGCACCTCGAGGACGCGCGCATGCGCGCGAACTTCGGCATCTCCCTGGAGACGAGCACGCCACTGGTGTCGACGCCGGTCAAGCCGTGATCCGTGGCCAAGAAGGTCGACACTCAGATCCTCGACCCGAAGGCCAAGGACAAGATCGAGCAAGCGGCGGCCGCGGTCGGCCTCTCGTTCCAGCAGCTGGTCGAGTTGGTCTCTGACAGCGGCGCGCTCGCCTCTCCGCCAGCCAAGGACAAGGATGGGTTCACGCCGACGATCACCATGCGTGACCTCGGTCGGCGCATGTGGACCGAGCTCCAGATCACGCAGCGACCGGAGCGAGCCAAGTGGTTCACGACGCTGCTGCGGCCGCAACAGGTCGCGCTGATCGTCACGCTGCGCGAGCATGGCTACCGCAGCGAGGTCATCGGCCACGAGCTGCAGATGGACCCGCTCGAGGTGGCTCGCCTGTTCAACGAGCACGCCGACAACATCGGCGCGCAGGTCAGCCAGATCAGGCTCAACACCCTCGCCGGTCACATCCAACTCGCCTACGAGCGCGCGCAGCAGGGGCTGGTGGATCAGAAAGAGTGGGCCGCCTACTTCCGAGTGACCAAGGAAATGGTCGGTCTGCTCCAGTCGCTCGGCATCGTCGACAGCGCGGTGCGTCGCGTCGAGGTGACGCACAACGTCAACTTCGGAGAGCAGCAAAAGGCCGAGGTCGAGGCGATGGTGCAGCTCGAGCTGAAGAAGAAGAAGCGCATCGAAGAGATCAAGCAGGCCGACTTCGTGATGGTCGATACCGTCAAGGGCCTGAAGCTCGAAGGCGAAGGAGAGACCAAGTGACCGTGATCGCACACAAGACCAAGTTCCTCGGCATCGGCGTTCCTTCAAGACCAGGCAAGTGCCCGCACTGCAGCAACGAGATGCCGGTTGACTCGGTGGCCTTCTGCGACGAGGAGAAGTGGCTCGGCTACGCCACGCTGTTCTGCTCCGAGGAGTGTCTGCAGGCTGGTCACTTGGTCATGGCCAAGGAGCATCACGTCGGCGGGCACATGATCAAGTGGTGATGGAAGAGTCGACCCTAACGCTGGAGCAGCTTCGCACCGAGCGGTTGAGCCGGGAACGCGACTACTACACCTCGGACGAGGGCTTCCTCGACTTCGTGCGCGACAGCGGTGCGGCACCGGATGCTGAGTGGCAACCGCACGGTCGCTACGCCCAGCTGCTCGTCACCTGGCAGGGCGACCCTGACCCGGACAACCCGGAGATCACCAACTTCCGATCGAAGATGGCGCTCTGGCCGCGCGGCTCCTTCAAGAGCCAGGTGTTCACGATCGGCCAGGCGGCGTGGCTGATTGCGCGTGATCCGAACATCCGCATCCTGATCTGCTCGGAGACCGCGCGTCAGGCGCAGAAGTTCGCCGCCGAAGTGATGAAGATCGTGGACAGCCAGTGGTTCCGCGATCGGTTCGGCGTGCACCGCGGCGACAAGTGGAAGGAGGCGTCCGGCGTCTTCTACTCGGCGCTGCGCACGCGCCAGGGCATCAAGGATCCGACGCTGGCCTCGTCGGGCGTCGGCGAAGTGCAGACCGGCGCGCACTGGGACGTTGTTCTAATGGACGACGTTTGCTCGCAGGAGAACACCAAGACGCCGGAGTCGATCGACTCACTATGGTCGTGGTTCTCCGAGGTGCAGTCGCAGCTCGACCCTGGCACCAAGCTCTTCGTCATCGGCACGCTCCACCACTACAACGACATCTACTGTCGCATCATCAAGGATCCGGCGATCGCCGCGACCTTCGAGATCAGCAAGCACGCATGGTGCGAGCCGCTGGTGGATCCGCGAGGCAAGGAGCCGACGACGCTCTTCTTCCCGAAGAGGCTCACGCGCGCGTTCATCGCTGACCGCAAGGTGAAGCAGGTGCCGCGCCTGTTCGCGTGCTTCTACGAGAACAAGCCGCAGACTGGCGACGACCAGATCTTCCACGAGGACTACTTCCACGTCATCCGCGACCAGGACGTGCCCGGCTCCGTGTGGACCTACGTGCTCACGGACTTCGCGTTCACCGCCGACGAGAAGAAGGCGAAGTCCAAATCGGACCGCTGCTGCTTCTGGGTCGTGAGTCTCGACTGCAATCGCACCGCCTACGTGCGTGACCTCTACATTGGTCGCTGGCGTCCTTCGGATTCTTGCCGGATCGTGTGTGACCTGTGGACCAGGTTCCAACCACTCAACGTGAAGGGTGTCGGCGTCGAGAAGACGACGCACAAGGAACTCCTCATGTCGCTGTTCGAGGAGGTGCGTCGACAGACCTTCATCCGGCCGCGCTTCATCGAGATCGCTGGGCGCAACCAGGAGATCAAGGACATCAGGATCGAGTCGATCGAGCCGCGCTTCCGCGGCGGCAACATCTACTTCACCGAGTTCGTGCGCCAGCAGTTCGCCACGAAGTGGAAGCCGATGCTCGACGAGATGACCGAGTGGCCGTTCAGCGCGAACGACGACATCCCCGACGCGATCAGCGACCTCGACAAGGTGGACGACTCGGGCAAGTTCTACTTCCCTGGGCCACCGCCTGGGTGGACACCACTCGAGGTGAAGCGATTCACACCACCGACGGTCGACGGGCGCTATAACCCTGACGCCAAGTATCCAGCACGCGAGTTCACCAAGAACAAGGAGCATGATCTGTGGGGCAGCAAGAACAGCGATTCCGCACCGGGAAGCCTCTTCCGCGGAACCTCCAACCAATCAAACCGCGACATCTTCGGCCCGCAGTAGAAGCTGGCCAGATGGTGCGCGAGCTGCTCATCAACGAGTTCGGCGAAGACGCTCCGTTCCTGCAGCAGGCTCAGGATGGCGTCGAGGGCTTCGTGCATCGCTGCATCGAACAACTCGGAGCTCCAGGCCCGGTCGGCAACGCGATGCCGATCCAGAATGGATCGGACTACCGCATGCCGGCGCGCAACGCTCAGCAACTCCGTCAGGACATGGCCGCCGACGAACGTCAGGTGAAGCGCGCGCCAGGCCGCGAAGCCGTCGTCAACGAGCACGTCACCGAGGAGGAGATGGACCGCCGCGGCGAGCTCGCGAGTCCGGTAGCTCCTCCGCCAAAGAAGCGAGAGCTCATCCTTCCAGCCTCAGCTGCTCCAGCGAAGAAGTCAGGCGACTGGGTGCTGTGAGCATCTACGAAACAGTCACGGTGCATTGCTTCGGCTGCGGCAAAGAGGTAGTCATCCCAGCAGGCCCACACAAGGCGGCGATACGCGATGGAAAACAGAGACCGATTTTCTGCTCCCGGCGGTGCAACCAAACCTTTGTTGCCAGGGAAGGGGCCAGATCTCAAGAAGGAGGTTCCGCGCCTCACCATCCTGCTCTCGGTTCCGGCTGAGAAGGTTGATCTACTCGACACGGCGGTTGGCTGGATCGAGAAGAGCACGCCGCTCAAGCACAGGCTGGTCGTCGCACTGATCGGCACGTTGAGTGATGAGAAAGTCGGCTGGGTCGCATCACTGATGTCTGCGGCCCGTGGCTCCGACTGGGTGCTGATGCAGTCGGCTGAAGGCGTGAACCAGGCGATCGACCGCGACCTTGCCAACGCCACGACCGACTACATCCTCAGCATCCCGGTCGACTGCCTGCTCACCGACCCGGAGTGGTTCGGCAAGATGCAGATGCCGTTCACCAAGGACTCCAGCTGCGGGATGTCCTTCGCGTTCGACGACATGGCCGGCAACACGCGGCCGCCGCATCGCTGGGATCCTCGTCAAGACGTTCCCGGTCGCGTCTTCATGGTGCAGAGGTCGTTCGTCGCTTCAGCCCTTGGCCAGATCAAGTTCGGCTTGGCCGAGGACGACTACAGCAGCCCGCTGCAGCATGCGCTTCGCGGTCTCGGCCTGTGCTCGTGGGCCATTCCTTCCGTCAGGCTCACACTGCTCAAGACGGTCAAGTGATCCGCGCTGTCGGTAGGTCAGGTCCGCCGCGCGTCGCGATCGCCGACGACGCCGGACTGATCTACAGCGACGATTGGCGCATGGGTTGGCTCGCCGGCTTCAAGAGGCTCGGCTGCGAGGTCTTGGTCGTCGATGTCGCGGCACTGCGCCGCGCTGGCGGAGGTCTGTTCAGCACGCGCGGTGGAACCATGGCGCGTGGGCTCGCCGAGAACATCATCGCGTGGCGGCCAGACTTGCTGTGGTGCCATCACGGTCGGGCTGCCGGCAACGAGTCGTTCCTGTCGCAGTTCAAGCGACGCGGAATCCCTACCGCGGTTTACCTCTGCGACGAGCCCTACGAGACCGGGGAGACTGCGCGCTACAGCCCCCGTTTCGACTTCGTGTTCACGATGGATCCGTTCACGGTGAAGGCGCACGCCGAGTCGAGATCGCAAACACAGCGACGCGGCGTCTTCTATCTTCCGCCGTGCGTCGACACAGATCTGTTCACGTTGCGGGACTACTCCGACAGGCGGGTGCAAGCATTCTTCCTCGGCAACCCGATGCTGAAGCCGCGCGAGCCATACCTTCGAGCTGTCGAGAAGCTGGTGAGCGGCACGGAGATCCGCTACTGGCCTCGACCGAGAGCTGGTCGACACTCAGTTGTCGCCAAGGGCAATCCAGATTGGATCCCGTGGGACCAGCATCCGAGCTACTACGCCAACTGCGTCGTTGGCCTCAATGTGCACCGTAGCCCGGTGATTACTCGAGAGTGCTTTCGGACCAGGGTTGAGCGTCGCCGTCTGCCGTCGATGGCCGTTCCGACAGGCCTGCAGCTGTGCAAGGAGATGCCGGCTGACGAAGGGACTGGATTCTGGAACGACGCGAACCTTCCAGCGGCGCACGTCAACCCGAGGTTCTTCGAGATGGCTGCGTGCGGCACTCTCGTTGTGAGCGATGACTCGAGGTTGGAGCTGCAGCGCATGTTCCCGATGGCGCCCCGCGCCAGTGGCGTTGATCACTTCGTCGAGCTCGTGCTCTACTACCTTGAACACCAAGACGAAGCCGAGGAGATTGGACACGCATGTTCCAACCAGATTGGAAGGCGGCACACCTACCGGCACCGCGTGGCCGAAGTCCTGGTGCGAACTGGCTTGATGGATCTGCTGCCGGCAGAAAAGTTTTCCTCCTTGGGGGCGCTGGAGGGTTGGTTGAGTCCGCAGGCTTTGCCGCTGCCAGAGGTGAACTCTCCATCGGCACGAACTGGAGCCTGCGAGTGGTGGAGCCCTCCTGTTGGCTTGTCGTGGACCAGGGGGTCTGGAAGAGCGAAGGATCTCTCCTCGCTAGATGTTCCACAGGCATGGTTGTAGTTGCCGGCGCGAACATCTTCGGCGGCGGAGTCTTCAGCACGGCGCACGCGCGACGCATGAAGATGGTCGGGCAAGGTCAGCGCGCGATCACTGAGATCAGGATCAAGTCGCTTGGTGGCGCGAAGCGCACCAAGACTGGGCACATCGAGTTTGCCACGGTTCCGCCGTTCATGCCGACTTCTGCTTCCGAGCCCTTCCACCCAGGCGCCAACAGCTTGTGCTTCGCCATCCAGCTGGCTCACCTCATGGGTTGCGACCCGATCTACGCTGTCGGTTTCACTTTGCAGAACGGCGTTGGCTACCACTTCGGGCACACCAACCCGGTGACGAAGCGCACCACGTTCTACGAGCAGAAACGTGCCTTGGCATGGTGCGAGTGGCACAGCAAGACCTTCCCTGGTAGGGTTCGCCTCGACCCCGGCTTCAGCGGTCCGATCTACGACATCTTCCCGAAGGCGAACTTCGATGCGATCCAAGAACCCGCCAGATCACATGCTCCCGACGATGGCCGACGCGAACCAGAGTCGCGAGACCAGCATGCCGCTGCAGAAGAACCAGTTCGACACGATGGCGACGGACATCGACCCCTACACGAAGATGGGGTCCAACCCAGCGGTGAGCGCGAAACAGCAGAGGTTCATGGGGATGTGCGCGCACTCACCGGGCAAGGCGAAGGGCAAGTGTCCATCGCATGAGGTGTCGGAAGAGTTCTCGCACAAGGACTGACCCATGACCGTCGCCTCCGACAGGTTGCAGCTCGGCAACAGCACAAACCCGCCGATGACGCGGGTGAACAGCTACGCGACGCCGAACCGCGGCATGGGCGTGGCGACGAAGCGCAAGGGGACAGATCCAGTCTTCGGCGCGCACTCACTGGTCGAGACCTACCAGGACAACCGGAACGTCGAGAAGGTCAGCAAGCTCTACAACGAGATGGTCGGGTTCCCCAACCTGGCCGATGATCCGTTCGTGTTGGAGCAAGCGAAGGCCGCCGTGCTGGCGTCGCTGAAAGATGTCTTCGCGACGATGCAGTATCTGCGGAACAAGTGGCTGATCCTCTACCGCCTCTACCGCGGCGAGACGATCAACCAGTTCAACTACGGCCGCATGCAGCTGCACTCGCCGACGCCGTTCAAGCTCGTCGAGTCGATCCATCCAAGGATCATGCGAACGGTGTTCGGCAGCGATCAGTGGTTCAAGCTCTACGGCGTCGACAACGAGCACGACGTTCCTGCGGCGGCGCAGGAGATGCTCAGCTACGACCAGCTTCGCGTCTGCAACTACAAGCAGAAGGCTTCGAGGTTCATCCGTGACGGTCTGATCTACGGCACTGCGATCCAGAAGACCTACTGGAAGCAGGAGATTGGCGAGCGTTCCTACCGCGTCGCTCGTCGCGTCCCGGACCCGAAGATCCCCGGCGCCTCTCGAGTCGACATGGAAGCGGTGACGAGGAAGGAGTTGCTCTTCGACGGCAACGACGTGCTGCCGATCAGCATCTTCGACTTCCAGGCTTCGCCGTGCGCGTCGTCGATCGACGAAGCGGAGTGGTGCCTCGACCGATCCATGTGGCCCGACTTCCGCGTGAAGCAGATGGTCGAGATGGGGCACTGGATCGGCCTCGAGGGTTTGGCCGGCTACGGAGGCAGCAACGACTTCAGCTACGAGGATCCGTTCAAGCAGCGCAAAGCCTACGCCTACGGTGTCTACGACAACCGCAACGGCGCGCAGGCTCCCCACATCCCGCACTACGAGTGCGTGGATTGGTGGGGCCCGCTGGTGATCAAGGACGAGAGCGGCTCCTACACCACCCGCATCTGCAACGTGGTGATGCTGGACCCGAACGGTTTGGCGCTGATCCCGCGCGTGACGCAGAACCCCTACTGGCACGGCAAGAAGCCGTATCAGGTGTGGCGTCCGATCGAGCTCGAGGGCGAGCTCTTCGGCATGGGTGTGATCGAGCCGATCGCCAGGCTCTCCGTGGAGAAGGACACGAAGCGTCAGCTGCTGATGGCGGCGACGCAGCTCGAAGGCAACCCGATGATGGTTGTCTCCGATCAGGCGAACATCGCCCCAGGCCAGCTGCTGGCGCAACCCGGCCTGATCATCCGTGTGCCAGGCAACCCGAACGAAGCGGTGATGCCGGTGCAGTTCAATCAGGTGAGCGACACCGTGCTGCGCGCTGAGAACGTGCTCGAGGTCGAGATGCGTGAGGTCACTGGCGTCACCGCGCCAGTCCTTGGCGCGACCGATCCACTCGGCGGCTCAGGCAAGACTGCGACGCAGAGCAACAACGACCTCAACGAGGCGAACATGCGCCTCAGTGGTCCGATCAACAACTACGACACGGAAGTCACCGTGCCGATGTTGGACATGATCGTCTGGAACAACATGCAGTTCATGTCCATGCCGAGGGTGATCCGGCAGATCGGACCGATGGGGATCAGCTACCGCGACCGTTTCATGGTGCGGCCCGAGGACATCCTCGGTCGCTTCATCTGCCAACCTCTCTCCGGCTTCCGGTTGCTGACGAAGCAGACGCAGGTGCAGCAGCTCGTCAACCTGCTCGATCGAGCGCCGGTGATCAACCAGCAGTATGGTCCGAAGGCCGTCAACATGCCGAGGCTGTTCGGCTACATCTTGGAGAACGGCTTCGACATGAGGAACGTGGATGAGTTCATCCAACGTTCCCCGGACGAGACTCACCTGCTCACCGCTCTCGAGGAGCACGAGCTCTGGTATCACGGTAACGTTCCGCCGCGCCGCGCCGACGACAACGATCTTCGCCACTGGCTGGCGCACAGCGAAGAACTCAAGTCGGAACGCTTCCAAGCTCTCGAGGAGTCGGATCCGCCGACCGCTGCGATGGCAAGAGCGCACATCGCCGACCACATGCGGAAGCTGGCGCGACTCGCCGAGCTGCAGGAGCAGATGATGATGATGATGCAGCAGCAGGCGACGCTGCAGAACTTGGTCGGCGCCACAGTGGACGCTGGCGGTGGCATGACCGAAGAACTCGGCAGCGACAACGGCGTGGCGCCAGAAGGCGCCGCCACTCCAGATCAGCAACCCACGAGTCCCAAGATCAGGCGCAACGAGAACGAGCGGCAAGGGCCGTCGGCTGACGTGAAGAGCCCGGCCATGGCCGGTGCGCCCAACCCAGGCGCCATGTGACGCAACTCGACTTCTCAGCTCCTCCGCCAGACGACATCGCCTTCCGCGACGTGCGGAAGGACGAGATCGAGCAGCTGGAGGCGGCCGACAAGCGGATCGCCACCCTGCAGGCCGCGATCACCATGGCTGATGGCGTGCTGCAGATGGCTTCCGGCGCTGGGTTCCAGCTGTTCGTTCAGGCGCTCCGCGACATGCGCCAAAGTCGCATGAAGGAGCTGTTTGGGGCCAAGAACGACCGTGAAGCCAACATCCTCACCGGCAGGTGTCTCGAGCTCGAGGCCGTGATCAACGTGGTCGATCGGACCAAGAGCACACGGCAGACTCTTGCGGAAGCTCTCGCCGGAGCGCAGGATGCCAGGAAGCAACTTGAGCGGCGGATTCCGCCGCCGCCAATCCCAAGAGAACCAAGGAATCCAGCATGAGTGGCCACGCAACAAACGAAGGCGTCGGTGCGGCACAGTCCAAGACCGGCGACATGGCGACCCCGCTCAACCGCGGCATGGGGCTCAGCGCCACCATGGGCGCGATGGGCAGCAAGACGCGGAGCCCGCACAACGCTGCGGGTGGTCCCGCCTACGACTACCAGGATGTCGACGGAGCGAGTGCAGACGAGCACCTCGTCGGTTACGAGACCGGCAACGGTGGCTCGAGCGACACGCCCGCTGGCACCCACGGCTAGAAGCGCAAGTCCAGTTCGCCGCATCACGCGGACAAAAACTAATGCGGTCCCGGTTCTCCCGATGGGTCATTCGGGAGACCACTGATGCTCGGAGTCGTGACCGAGGCTTTGGCACTGAAGCTGCGGGAGTCGTGCGCCGCGAAGTTCGATGACAACAAACCAACCCAGTCAATTCTCAGCACGCTCCGACCAGGCGGCACTCGCTCTGAAGGCAGGCATGAAGGATCGCCACGGCAATCCACTGCAGCCCAGGAGTGTGCCGGTCGATGCTGATGGTCAGCCGGCTCGTCCACTGCCCCCGGAAGGTTCCTACGCACGTCAGCAGATTGAGGCACAACGCGCCGCAGCCGCGGCGCGCATGAATCCTCAACAGCCCGTGCCGACCCAGCCGGCAGCGCAGAACGGACAGCCACAAGGGCAACCACCTCAGCAGCCGAACGCAGAGCCGCCAGCTCAGGACGCTTCTCCGAACGCCCAACGACGCTTCAGTGAACTGACCGCGACTCTGCGACAGCGAGAGCAAGCCCTGCAGCAAGCAGAGGCGAGAAGCCGACAACTCGAAGAGTCCCACGCCCAGCTGCAGGCTCGCCTGCAGTCGGTCGAGGAGGGCTACAAGAAGGTGATCGGACAGAACCTGGAATCGCTCGATCCTGAAACGCGAGCTGCAGTGATGCAGGACGCGCGCATGACCGAGTTGGTTGCCGGGATCGAGTCTCGCCTCCTGCAGCGGATCGACCCGATGCTGAAGTCAGTGCGAGACCGTGCCGCGCAGGACGATCTCTCGCGACTGGCTACGAAGTATCCTGGGTTCCGCCTGGACACGCATCTTGAGCTGATCGAGATCTTCCGCGAGAAGAACCCAAACTGCAGCATCGAACAAGCGTTCCGCGCCGTCGCGGAACCGGAGGAGCTCGCCCTGAACCAGGACCGTGCGCCCGCGATTCCACCCATCGCGATGCCGTCTCCTGGCAATGCAGCTCCGAGGTATGTCCCGCAGCCTGATCCGAAGCAGCTGACTCCCGAACAGGAAGTCGAGCTCGACAGGCAGCGTGCGTTCAAGCTTGCTCGCAGCACTGACACTCTCGATCGGCGTGATGCCGGTCGGGCAATGGATCAGCTGCTGAGGAGCAAGCTCGCCGCGAGACTTCCGAAGGGGCCGCCGAGCTATCAGCGGTAGCGCGCTGGGTTGAGTCGCGGTCAACCACGACCGCAGACCCAACCCAAATGACCTCTTTCATCGGTGACACTTCGATTCTGTCCACGTTCGACATCGAGCGTGGCAACCGTGAGGATCTCCTCGAGATCATCACGAACATCTCGCCCATGGACACGCTCATGCTGTCCGGGCTCGAGAAGGTTCCAGCCTCCAACACCACGCACGAGTGGTTGGTGGACATCCTCGCCGACTTCGGCGACCCGGACGTTGGCAATGCCGACGTGCAGGCCGTCGCGGAAGGTTCGGACGCGACCTTCGAACCGCTTGTCCCGCGCAAGCGCCTGTGCAATCTGACGCACATCATCCGCCGGACCTTCGATGTGTCCGACACCCAGCGTGACGTGAACACCGCGGGCATCCGCGACGAATACGTCTACCAGCTGCGCAAGGCGTCGATGGAGCTCGCTCGCTTCATCGAGTTCGCGCTCGTGCATTCGATCCGTCAGTTCCAGACGGCTCAGGGCAACAGCGTCGGCGTGCTGCCGCGCAAGATGGACGGCTTCTACGCCTTCGCGTCCGCCAACGACCCGACCTGCGTGACCACCCTCGGCCTCTCCGAAGAGGAAATGGGCACCGTCACTCACGTCACCGGCAACTCGCCGACGAACTGCATTGATGAGTGCATCCTCAATGCGCAGCTCGAGGCGATGTGGAACAAGGGCGCGATGACCGACACCATCTGGGTGAACGCGCCGCAGAAGCGGAGCCTGTCGAACCTGGTGCTGAACCCGAACAGCCAGGTCCGCTACAACATCAACGTGGCGGAGCGCACCGTGATCAACACGGTCGACTTCTACCAGTCAGACTTCGGCACGCAGAAGATCTACCTGCACCGCTACCAGTCGAACGACGTGATCTCGATGGCCGAGGCCAACAAGATCCGCATCGCCGTGCTGCGCCCGGTGCTCGCCGTCGAGCTGGCGAAGGTCGGTTCTTCGACGAAGGGCATGATCGAATGGGAGGGCACCCAGGAGTTCCTGGCTCCCAACGCCATCGGCTTCATCTTCGGCCTGTGCGAGGGTGTCGCGGGATGTCCCTGATCAGGTAGGTTGACCGCATGAGTGATTGCATCCCACATTCCGGCTACATCGATCCTCGTGGTCGCGGAACTGTCTGCGGCGCGAGGTTCGGTCATCGTTACAACATCAGCGCCCATCGCGCGGCGTGGATGGAGAAGCGAGGGGTGATACCGGCCGGAATGTTTGTCTGTCACTCATGCGACAATCCATCCTGTGTGAACATTGATCACCTGTTCCTCGGAACTCACAAGGAGAACATGAGGGACATGAAGTCAAAGGGTCGGCAGGCAAACGGAGAGCGGCAGCATCTGGCGAAACTTTCTGAGGATCAGGTCACCTGGATCAGGAAACTGTGGGTCGCTGGAAGGATGACTCTGAAAGAAGTCGGCGATCTGTTTGGGGTGAGTGATTCAACCGTGCTCGCCATTCATCAGCGTCGGACTTGGAGCCACGTCTACTGATGACGGTCAGATCTTGTCGCCTTTGCGGCGGAGTGATAGCCGCTGTTCGCGAAGGGAAGCAGATTACCTTCACCTGTGGATCATGTGGGCGAATTGAGCGCAAGTTCCTCACCGTAAAGGGTGGGGGTTGAAGAAAGTGCACTGACCCTCGCCGTGTGCGAGTGATCGCGAGACCCTGATGCTCTACACCTACAGTTGCAAGCGATGCGGATGGTCTGACACCCTCAGTCTTCCGGCGTCCCAGTTCGAGACGCCGCAGCCGTGCCCGAAAGGGCACCTCGCTGATCGCGACTTCCTGGCCGATTGGAAGACGATCCAGACTCCATCGAGCTCACGCAACGCGAACAAGGTCAAGGACAGCAAGCGCATCTGCGGGGCCAGCACCAAAGCCGCGGCTCGCCGTAAGGAAGCCGCCTACGGCGAGCACATCCACGAGCGCAGGAAGCAGCTCGCCAACGACGGCAACAAGCGATCGTCGTTCAAGCACACGCACTCGATCCCGGCCGAGCTCTTCCACGGCAAGAAGAAGGAGACTGGCGACGACCAATACTGGAACGACCCGAAGAACGTTGCCAAGCACAGCGACTTCAAGGTTAGCTGATGGGCTTCTTCGCTAGATTCTTCAGGCTGTCATCAACCAGCAAGCGAACCTACAAGTTCTTCACCGACGGTAGCGACGTTGGTCCACCAGGACCGCCAGGGCCGACTGGGCCAACAGGACCAACAGGCCCTCAAGGTGCGACGGGTCCGCAGGGACCGCAAGGTGCGCAGGGTCCACATGGAATCCAAGGAGCGACTGGAGCTACCGGCGCTACGGGACCAACTGGTCCACAGGGACCGCAAGGAGATCCGGGTGCTACTGGAGCGACTGGTCCAACTGGAGCCACCGGGGCCACTGGAGCGACTGGAGCAACGGGGCCGCAGGGTCCACAAGGAGATCCTGGCGCGACTGGAGCGACCGGCGCCACTGGAGCCACCGGCGCTACTGGCGCAACTGGCGCTGCGGGCACCAACGGAACCAACGGGACCAACGGAACCAACGGGACCAACGGAACGCCCGGAGACAATCTGCGCGTCAGGTTCTCTCCTGGGCTGCAGAACGCTGCTCTGACTGGGACGAAGACTCTCACCTCCGGGACAGCCTTCGCGCTCTACATGGGCAAGTGCCCGGTCGGCGTGTCGTCCGTGACGGTGATCTGGCGGGTCACGACGAAAGCCACTCTCGTCACCTGGGCCGAGATCGCCATTGCGACAGGATCTGTCAATTTCAACGGCAACTCGACGCTGACGGTCGGGGGCTACACGGACGTCTCAATCAAGATTCTTGCGACCGGAGTCTACACCACAGCCGTGACCGTGACGCTGGCTCAGAATGATGATGTCTGGATCCTGATCGGCAATGCAGTGACCGGCGCCGCTGGCGTCGTCAGGGCAGCCACGGTCGCTGACGACCTTCAGATCGGATACCAGGCAAGCAAAGCTTCTCGTCCGTCGACAATCGTGGGTTCTCCAAACTCATTCACACTGGAAGGAGCCACCATCCTCCCGGTCCTACTCGGCATCTCATACTGACATGGGCCTAAAAGCAGTCTTCAAGAAAGCCAAGCAAGCCTCAGCGAATTGGCGTCGTCTGCTTCGCAGGCTGTTCACTCGGAGGATCCGTTCGTGACCAGCACCTTCCAAGATGACTTCGATCGCGTCGACGGACCGATCGGCAGCGACTACCTGATCCCTTGCGGCATGGTCTCGATCTCGAGCGAGGCCGTGATCCCTGTCGGTTTGTCCGGCGACTCGCCAGAGACCTTCGACCCAACGTCGGTGAAGACGCAGGTGCTGGCAGTCTCCGAGGACATGGACTCGCCAGACCAGGTGCTGCGCGCGGTCTGGGCCCGCGACCTGAATCCTCCGACAGGAGGGGCGCCGCTGAGTGTCGACACCGACCCGGCTTTCACGATCCTGGCGCGCATGAGCAAGGATCCGCTGATCGTCGACCTTGGTGCGGACGAGGATCCCTATTGCTACGACCAAGGCTACGGGCTGCGCGTGACGTGCCCGATCGACAACAGCGCGCCGATCCTCAAGATCGTCAAGTTCCAGCCGCTGCGTCGAGCTCCAGGCCTCAACCGGCCGGCGTCGAGCGAGCCTGACGGCGCCACGGTGCTAGCGAGCTACACACTGCAGGCCCCAGATCTGAACGTCGACCCGGTGTGGTTGGCGGAGCAGTCCATCACCGTGCCGGCCACGGGCGACATCCCATACCAGGGGTTCTGGCAGGACATGCGCCTTCGGATCAGGCGTGGCGAGGCCGAGGTCATCCTCGAGGCGTTCATCAACGACCGGCACCTGAATCAGCCGGCGCTCACCTACACCGACAAGCGCGACCCGTTGTGGTCGGTGGTCGGTCGGCCAGGCTTCGAGTTCCTGTCCGCCACGGATGACTCACAACCTGTCGGCGCCAGTCCCTACGCGCTGATCGGTGAGCCGTTGATGCGCTGCACGCTGTTCGCGACGCAGACGGTCAAGGAGTTCACCAAGCCGGTTGTCCTCTCGCCCGACAACTTCTTCACCTACGCAGAGGTGGTGAACCGTGTCGTGACCTTGGTCGAGAAGAACGGCGACGCCAAATACAGCAAGACCACCTCTGGTCAGACCAAGCTCGCTGTCTACCTGCAGTTTGTTCTCGACGCTGAGGCGCACATCATCAGGAAGACCGGCTTCTGGCAATGGCTCTGGCGTGAGCAGTCGATCTACTTCATCAACGGCATCGCCAACTACGAGCTGCCGGACGACTGCGGGATGGTCAACCTGATCAGGCCTGGCAACTACAGCGGCCCGCCACTGAAGCAGATCCCGATGTGGGAGTTCAGGAAGCGGTATGGCTCGGTGAGCGGTGCCGGTGGTCCGCCGCGCATCTACATGCTCAAGGGAGAGTCGGTGAACAACCGCCAGGAGATCCTGGTCTACCCGACTCCGGTCGTGCTGACGGCAACAGGCATGGTTCCTGCTGTGCAGGTCGAGACTTCGCTGGTCGCCGATGCCTACATGCAGGTCGAGTATTACGCCAAGCGGCTGCGGCCAACGGCGGTCGACAGGCAGATCCCCTACATCCCGCAGGAACACATCGACGTGCTGATCTGGGGCGCGGCTGCGCACGCCATGGTGCTCGACACCGACGCCGACAACACCGCGGCGACGCAGCAGGTGTTCGAAGGCAAGTTGCGCGACCTGATTCGCGAGCAGTTCCGCGGCAACAGCAACGCGCCGGAGGTGGTCCGCTCTGCGGCCGACCTCGGGCCTGTCGGCATCTCGGTGCCGCTGCTGCGCTACCAGCAGTTCGAGGGCCTGCTGTGACGAAGTGGCAAGCGTTCCCGCTGCGGCAGCCAGCTCAGCCTTGGCCAGGCACCAACGAGAAGGGTGGCAAGCTCGACGACGGTCGCGGCAACCTCAACAAGAACTCGAGCAACTGCACGATCAATCGCGCGGACGAGCTCAGCAAGCGCAAGGGCTTCGTTCGTGGCCTGAATGAACGCTTCGGCACCGTGGTCTGCGGCCTCTTCCCCTACACGGACGGGTGTGGCCGTGAGTGGCTGCTGGTCGCCAGCGACGACGGCATCGCCATCAGGCAGCCGTTCGTCATCCCCACCTTCACCGTGGACGACAGCTACCCATCCGACAGCTTCGACGACGTGGCTGGTATCAGCACGCTCGACTGGCGGAACACCGAGCTCTACGAGGCGGTGGCCGGATCGCTGCTGCGTTCGGTAGGCACCTCGACGGCGCCGTTCGACGCGGCGAGCTACCTTCGCTGGTTCAAGGCCGCGGCGTCGCAGTCCTACCAGGTGCAGATCGAGTATGCGTTCACCGCGGCGCTCACCACGACGCAGGTCGTCAGCATCGCGATCAAGGGCAACAATGACCTACTGACCGGGGCCTACCTGCAGGCCGACCTGCAGTTCGCGGCCGGTGGCGCCTACGTCGCCAAGCTCTACAAGGTCAACGCCTCGAGGACGAGATCGCTGCTCGGACAGATCGTCGTCTCTGGGTCGGTGGTCAATCCGAGCGGCTTCTTGACTCTCACCTACACGAAGACCTTCGGGTCCACGGCGACCTTCATCCCGAAGATCAGCGTGGTTCCGACCGGAGGCTCTCTGCAGGAGTTCTCACCGTCATCGTTGAGCTCGATCGAGGATGCTGACCTTGGTCAGATCTCGGCCATCGGCTGCAACGCGAACGCTTCGATCCTCGTGGTCAGCGGAGGTGCGGTGTGACGGTCCTTGGCCTTCGTTTCCCGAAGATGTTCGAGCATGCGTTCATGTCGGCGAGCAACACGCCGGCAACGAACGCAGCCACGCTCACATCGCTGACCGGCACACCCTACGCCTTCGGCATCGTGTCGTCGGTCATCCCGATCGCAACAGCTCGCTACAGCGAGGTGCGCAAGGTCGTCTTCTACTGCTCGGTGCGCAACGTTGCGATCACGGCCAAGTGCCGTCTGCGTGTTGCGGCGATGTCGAGCAGTAGCTCGGCGATCGTTCCGCAGCCGTTCACTCTGGCGCCGAGCCAGCTGGTGAGGACTGTGGGCAGCGGCGCGGTGTTCACCAACACGCCTCCCGACGTGGATCACGTCTTCGCGAAGGCTGGCAGCACGACTGTCGCTAACGTGCCGGCGAACGACAACATGATCGACGGACCGGCGGTGACGCTGACCGTCGAGTTCGATCGCTTCCTCGCCGACTCCGCAGACTTCTTCGCCTACTGGGACAGTCAGGTGGCGGCGAACGCCTACCTCGGCTTCCGCATGGTGGTGGAGAGGACTGACACGAATTGGGGCGCGTCGACGCAAGACATCGCCACCTTCGCTGATGTCGGCGTCTCGATCGTGCAGGCGCCAGGCGTGAACAACAAGTCGGTGACCTTGGTGCCGGCCACCGTCGGCTACATCAACGACAGCGTGATGGCGACCGCCTACCCATCGCTCTATCGCGGTCGCCTGTTCCGCTACATCGCCGCCAACTGGGACAACATCACTTCGGTGAACATGCTGTCCTACTGCTTCTGGGCGAACAACGCGACGCGCACGTTCAGGGTCGGCCTCCACGACCTGACGAGCTACGCGCCGAACGCCTTCAACCTGCTCTACGAGGAGGAGTTCTCGGACAACGCTGCAGGCAGGGCGGCTGGCGACGTGATGTTCTGCCGGTCTGCGGACGTGAAGGGATTCCTGGTCGATGGCGCAGACCACTGCGTGCTCTACGACAACCAGAACGCTGGCGCGATCAGCGAGCCGGCGACCTGGTTCGAGATCATTCAGAGCGGCTACTCGAAGACGGAGTGCCACCACGACGGCGGCAACCAGTATCGGGTCGATTCCACGCCGACGCTCTACGGCTCGCCGGCCTGTCCGCCGTTCGATCCGACCTGGTATCAGTCGTTCCCAGACGATCGCATCCTCGATCGGCGCCTGTTCCTGGCGCACGACCACATCAGCACGGTCACGCAGACGACGACTCGTCTGCACATGGACGCCAACCTCGAGAGCAACATCATCGGGCTCTCCGGCACCTCAACCACGCTGGTCGGCATCAGCCCGCAGCTGACCTCCACTCCGTCAGCCACCGCCGGCACCAAGACTCTCTACACCTCGGCCTTCTCGCCCGATCCGATCAACCTGGCTGGAGTGAGGAAGCTCATCTGGGGCATCGTGGTTGGCACCGGCGTCGGCACCGACGACCTGATCGGCACCGCTGAGCTGATCTACGTGCTGAACGTGCCGGCGAGCGAAGAACCGGAGATCGGCAGCATCTTCGAAACCGCGGCTTTCGACCCGGAGGGGTGCGCGAGCACGGCCGCTGGCCTTGGCGACCCTGGCGTGTTGGTGATCACCAACGGCGACACGGTGCCGCAGAAGTTCGACCCGGTGCACGAGGCGATCGAGGACGCCGGAATGCAGGCTCCGTTCTGTGACGAAACGCTGCCGACATCGGTGGTGCACGACACGGCGAGCTCGCCAGATGGCGGCCTCGGCATCGGGACTTACGTCTACCGCTACACCTTCCGCAACTGCTGCACCGGCAAGGAGAGCAATCCGAATGACGCAGATATCGTCGTCGACACGAGCGGCGCTTCGCCAGCTGCTGAGGTCACACTCAACTTCACCAACGTGCGAATCCCAGGAGACCCCCAGATCTGCGAGATCTGCCTCTACCGCACCGTGCTCGATGGCGCCTACCCCGTTCTCGCCAAGGTGGGATGCTTCGACCCAGATACCACCAGCACCTTCACCGACGTGCTCGCCGATGCTGATCTTGATTTCACCAACAATGGGCTGAGCCTGCTGAACGCGCCGATGCCGTGCGTTCCGATCGTGGTCGACTTCGCGAACCGGCTCTTCGGCATGGGCAACATCCCAGACCTGTCGCCGGCCGGCACGGTCAGCGCGGTCACCGGCAGCGACATCATCGTTGGTGACTTCGACGTGCAGTGGACGCGCTGCCTCGAGGGCCAATACATCCAGCTTGAGGGTGACTGCCGCGCCTACGAGATCGCGTTCGTGATGCCTCCGCCAGTTGGTCTGTCGCCGCCGTTCGGGCAGCTGAAGCTGACGGAGAACTACGAAGGCACGGATGTCACCGGCAAGCTCTACACGATCTGCGGTCGACCCAGCCGCATGATGTGGAGCGAGCCGTTCGAGGCGGAATACTGGCCGGAGGCCAACTTCCTCGACATCGAACCTGGCGACGGCGATCGCCTGATGGGTGCGGTCTCCAACTTCGACAGCCTGGTGATCTGCAAGCGCCGGAAGACCTACGTGCTGCGCTACAGCACCACACCTTCGGAGGTCTTCGTGCCAGCGAGGATCAGCAGCGACATCGGCTGCATCGCCCCACGCAGCTTCGCGCAGGTGGAGTCAGGGAGCGTGTGGCTCAGCGATCGCGGCCTCGCCATGTTCGATGGCAGGTCGGTGCACATGATCGAAGAGTCAGTCGCCTTCTCGGAGATGTTCACCGACCCGGACGACGCCGACTACGTGCGGCGTGACAGCAACGGCCGTGTGATCGGAGCGTGCGCGGTCTACTACCCGAAGCGACAGCAGTATCTGATCCTCCTGCCGACCGTGCAGACGGATCGTGGCGCCAACCTGGTGATGGTGTGGGACACGCAACTGCGGAACATCACGCTGCATCGCTACTGCCAGGAGTTCCTGGCGATCGCGATCGGCAAGGACTCGGACGGCAACCAGCGCGTCTACGCGGGGGACTCCAATGGCTTCGTCTGGCTACTCGACATCGGCGACAGCGATGGAGTCGGCTTCCCTGGCCAGACAGGAACCGTCACTGGCACGGTCACCGCGACTGGAACTGGTGCAGGACTTGGAGCCAGTTTCATCGAGGATGAGAACGCGAGCTTCATTGAAGGTGGACTTCCGGCGCTGGCTGGGCTCTCTGGAATCACTGGCCTCTCTGGAGCCTTCGATGGGACCGATCTGGGTCTTGCCGGAGTCTGCGTCTTCTACCGTGCAGCTGACGCTGCACCAGACGATCCATGGTCGGTGCGAACCGTGTTCGCGGCCTCTGAGCACCGCTTGTTCGTGACGCCCAGCTTCACCAACGACGCACCGCCTGTCGGCTACGACTACATGATCGGGCCGATCGACTTCCGCGCCGAGTTCAAGCCGACCAACTACGGCGACGACGACGTGCTGAAGAGGAACTGGCGCCAGGCGTTGGTCTACGAGCCGGAGGCGGTGAGCTCGATCGTGCGGGTGCAGATGATCCCGGACTTCCAGAGCAGCGACGACCTCGAGGGTTCGATCACGGACGACGACGGCAACACTGGCCAAGGTCTCACCTTCGACTTGTCCTTCAGCAAGGGCCGTCAGACTGCGCCGATGGCTCGCCAGATCTACGACTTCGAGCAGGTCGTGATCACCAACTTCGCACCTGAGCAGCCGGTGCGCATCCTGAACCATGTGCTCATGGTCGAGCCGCACATCTCGAAGTGACCTTCCAGACCTGTGATCTCTCGCCGTTCGTCGCCAAGGTGGTGGCCCAGAAGGGCAGCCTTGAAGACGCGGCGTCGGCGCTGCAGATCTTCATCCGCCAACTCGAGGGCTACCTGAAGCAGCTGAAGGCGGCCATCTGCGTCGACCTGGCGAACGCTGGTGGAGTGCGCGACTTCACTGACTTGCTCGACGTGCCGCACAGCTACGCCGCACAAGCTGGGAAGTTGGTCAGGGTGAACAGCTTCGAGACCGGGCTCGAGTTCTTCACGGCTGCGGCAGGCATCACCAGGTTCACGCAGCTCATCGACGTTCCGAACACCTACGTTGGTTCGTCGTTGAAAGGGGTGCGTGTCAACGCCGCGGAGACCGCGCTCGAGTTCTACCTGCGATCGTTGATCGGTCTCTCCGACTTCCCTGCGAGCTACACGAGTCAGGCACTCAAGTTCCTGCGGGTCAATGCCGGTGCGACAGCGGTTGAGTTCGTCGTCGCCGCGCTCACTCTGCTCAGCGACTTCCCAGCGAGCTACTCAGGCAAGGCTCTCGAGTGGCTTCGCGTGAACGCCGGAGAGACTGCGACGGAGTTCTTCACGCCGATCTTCACGCTGCTGACTGACGTTCCGAACAGCTACTCAGGAGCTGCTGGGAAGTTGGTCGCGGTGAACGCCGCTGCGACTGCCCTGGAGTTCATCGTCTCTCCGTCCGGCACTTCGTTCAGTTCGCAGCTTGACTGGAACGTCGGCACCACGGAAGCCAATGTGTCTGTCGGCAGCGCCACCTCGCAATACAAGGGTGGGCCACTCTGGACTGGAACCGGAACCGGAACCTTCCCGACTGTGGCGTCAACCAACGTTCACACCTCTCAGGGTGGAAGGATCAGGAACACATCGAGCACATCGAACAGTTCACTGAATGAGTGGCACTCGACCACGGACTTCGTGTGGCGCGGCAACGCAGCTGGTCGTGGCGGCTTCCAGTTCTTCTACCGATTCGGCAATGCGGTCACGCCGTCGACCAACATGAAGTGCTTCTTCGGGTTGATCGTGTCGGCTGCCTCAGCTCCTGTCGGCACGGTTGATCCAAGCAGCTTCCTGAACTGCATTGGCATCGGTTGCGACGCGGCAGACACGAACCTCAGCATCTTCAACAACGATGGTTCCGGTTCCGCGACCAAGACCCCATTGGGATCAAGCTTCCCAGCCAGGACCACAGACACGCTCTACGACGTCGTGATCATTGCTCCAGCTAACGGCGGCAACGTCACCTACTCGGTGACCAACCTTGGCACTGGAGCGGTGTCTACGGGGACGATCTCGAGCGATCTCCCTAGCACAACCACCTTCCTTGGTTGGATCACATGGATGAGCAATGGGCCGACAGCTGGTAGTGTTGCCACCGCGTTCGACTTCACCCGCATGATCGTGAACTACAACCCATGACCGCAACCGCCCCACCGCCGACGATCCAGCAGCCGGCCGGCGCACAGGCGCCGCCGACCGTCCAGGGTCTTCCTCCGACAGGACTGCAGCAGCAGCTGGCGACGATCAACGCGAACCACGCCAGCGCGTCCGCGCAGGGGATCCACAGCAACCCGCAAGCTGCCAACCAGGCGCTGCCGGCATCGGTGACTGGCGGTCAGCCTGGCGCCCAGCCACGTGGCTCCACGTCGCTCGGCCAGCTGGCGAAGACCCTCGCCACCTCCTACGGCCTGGCTCTGCCGCGTGGCGACATCGTGGACGAGCAGGGCAACTTCCTCGTCACCCCGGACCAGCTGGCGTCAGCGAGCGGCGGCAAGGAGTCGATGGGCACCGCCGCGGCGAAGATGAACTACATCGCCGACGCGATCCAGCGGCAGCAACAGCAGCAGGAGCTGCAGAAGTCTGAGGCGGCACTTGCCACTGGTGCCGGCCTCGTCGGCAAGCGCGGCCGCGGGTCGCTCGCCATGCTGCAGGAAGGCACCTACAACAACATCGCGCAGCTCTACCAGAGCCAGCAGCACAAGGCGGCGGACTTCAGCTACTTCATCGAGAAGGAGAAGTTGGATCTGGCTGCGCAGATCCAAGAGCGCCAACGCAAACTGGAACGCAACAAGGCTCGTGGTCAGTTCGTCACCGGAGCTGCTCTTGGAATCGCTGGAGCACTCTCTGGCAACTGGACCGCAGCAACTGCTGGTGCTGCTCAGGCTGGCGGAAGCGCGGGCGGGACCGGATGGTTCTGATGCAGCCGTAGCGAATTGAAAACGGAATAAAATCATGCCGACAATCGGACGAGACCCGGAGATCACCAAGAACGAGATCGAAGCTGGTAGGCGCGGCGGTGAAGCTGCGCAGGCCGCCTCCGACTCGATCGACAAGACCTACGAGAGCGGTGAGAGGAACGCCACTCAGATGGCTTCCGTGTTCGGCAGCGCAGAGGCCCAGGGCGAGCAGAACAAGGAGACGAGGCGCAGCAACCAGATGCGCGAGGCGCAGACCAGCGACCAGCAAGACATCGAGATGGCTGATCGCGGTCTCGAGCAGCAAGGCCCCTCCCGCGCCGATCGTCTCCGTCAGGAGATGGAGAACGGACGGCAGTCGGCGCAGATGGACAAGCCTCTCGAGGTGCAGGGCCCGGACAGCAAGACCGGCACCGTGCAACAGACCGAGCAGAGGAAGTCACTCGACACCGAGAAGATGGCCGCTGCCAAGCTGAACTCACAGGCGCACATGCTGGAGGCTAGCAAGCGTCTGCAGGACGCCAGGATCAAGGGTGACACCGAAGGCGAGAAGGCGGCGATCAAGGATCTCCACGAGCCGATTGTCAGTGCGGCGAAGCTCTACGACGACGGGAAGAACCCGAACAAGGGGTTCGACGACGCGCAATGGAACCAGCTCAAGAGCCTCGCCACGATCGAGGGGAAGGGGAACCCTGACCCGTCACTCCAGCAGGAGATCGCGAACAAGAAGTTCGGGCCTGCGGTCAGTCGGTTCCTGCAGAGCCACCTCAACTTCCAGGCCCTCAAGTTCACTGCCGGCACCGGCCACCTGCCTGACGGCAAGCTGGTCGACATGGCGAGTCCAGAGTGGCAGGCGTTCGGGACGACGGCCGGCGCCGTGCAGAGTTGGTTGGCGATGTCGGACGCGATGACCGGCGGTCTGACTTCGTTCGGGATGAAGATCAACTCGATCGCCGACAAGAACGCGGTGATCAACCGGATGTCGGCTACGGCTATGCTCGAAGGCATGAAGCCGTTGACTCCTCAAGGCGGCTCCAACCCAGTGCCGTCTCAAGGAGGCGCAAGTGCCAGACCTCAACAACCCGGATCTGGAGCCGAAGGCTCCCCCCCACCCGACATCCGTCGCCAGCGAAGAGCCCTTGGCGGGCCAAACTCAAACGCTGCCACAGACGAGCAGCAGCTCCAGGAGCGCGAGCAGCGAGGGATCGACTTCCAGCAATCCGTCGACGAGCGGCGGCGGGGCAATGCCGGGACCGATGAGCAGGAGCGCGAGCAGCGAAGAACCTACGTCCAGCAGCTCGGCGACGAGCGGCGGCGGGGCAAGGTCGGCGACTCTGGAGCAGCCGAGTCAATCCGAAGAGCAAGGTCAGGATACTGATCAGGGCGGAGAGGGTGGCGAAGAGCCACAGGGCGACGAGGAGCCGCAGGGCCCTGGTGGCCACACCCCAAGCAGCTTTCTCGCCACTGAGCAGGTCGGCTGGCTGACCAAGGACATCAACAAGGCGGTTCGATCTGGGGACTCGAAGACCGCCGCCAGGTTGATGGACGAGCAGTTCGCCAAGGTGATGGAGGGACTGCACACGCAGGAGTTCCTCAGTCAGGCGCAGCATCCTCTGTTGGCGAGTCCCAACATGGAGAAGTCCCGGCCAGAGGTTGCCATGGCCGCGGTGGCTTCTCAGGTCGCGCGCCGCGAGATGATGATCGGCGACGTGCTGCAGCGGCACGACTGGGGGAGCATCCAGAGCTACGGCGACTCGATCGTGGAACGCTACAAGACGCGCAACAAGGCGCCGCTGATCAACGAGACCGCAGGCATGACCCCGCAGCAACTGCAGGACATGACCTACCAGTTCGAGCCTGTCCGCGTGGATCCGAACGAGGTGGCGCAGTTCAGGCAGCGTCTGGTGAAGCTCGACCAGGAGATGAGGCCGCTCGGCACCTCCGTCTGGACGGACACTAGAACGGCACGCATCGCCAAGATCCTGAACGTCGAGGCGGGCCCAGGCACTCCAGGCTACCTGAAGAGCGAAGAGCAGAGCATCACAGGACAGATGTCGCTACCAGAGCGCGCGCTGCTGCAGGTCAGGTTTGGCGCTGAGGAAGCGGCCCAGGAGACCATCGACATCGCAGAGGGTGTAGCGTCAACGTTGGAGACGCTTGGCTCGAGGTCGCTCGACGCGCTGACTGGCGGAAACGGCGCCGCGCACTACAACCCGCCTACGAACTGGGTGCAGGACGCGGAAGGTAAGTGGTGGAACAACGGCGGCAAGGTCGGCGTGAGCGAGATCACCTCGGCCATTTGGTATCAGATGACCGGCCACCTGATCCAGAAGGAGATGCAGGACTACGGCGACGCGAAGTCCGCGGCGATCATGCGCGAGAGCGGGATCGAGTCGTTGGCTACCGGCGTCGGCCACGTCATCGGCTCGTTCGCCCCCTACATGGCGACTGGCGGTGTCGCCACGAAGTGGATCACCAAGGGGCTTGGTTGGTTGGCGACTGGTGGAAAGGCTGTGGAGAGTCTGGGGAGAGCCGCCAAGATCACCCAGTGGCTCGCTGAGGGTGCCGGCGCTGCTGCCGGCATGGGTGCCTACGAGGGCGTGAAGAACGGCAAGATCGAGGGCTACGGCGTCGCCTTCGCTGAGGGCGCCAAGATGGGCCTCCTGATGATGATGATGGGGGCCATGGGCCGCAGCACGGAGCGGCTCCTGAACCGGACGATCGGCATCCCGGCAAAGCTCGCTCAGGTTCTGTCTGGGGCTGCTGAGGGTGTTGGCTTCGCCCACCTGGACCCACACACCTGGGAGCTCGGTTGGCAGTTCCTGAAGAACCCCAACGCCGACACCTTCGCCCCCTACGCCAAGGTCATGGCGATCAACTCGATCGCGATGGCGGCGATCAAGGGCGCCACCGGCACGACCCCTGGCGGCATGGCCGGCGAGGGGCTTCGTGACCTCCGTCAGCAACAAGAGCTGTCCAAGACTGCTGCTGGCGCTGCTGCTCCAGAAGAGGTGGCTGCCTCGGCAACCGAAGCGGGGGTCTCAACAGAGACCCTGGGAGCTCACGGAGAGGCGCTGCGGCAGCGGGAGGTGACGGCAGGGAAGCTGCCGGAGCAGGCGCTGGAGGCACACCAGCGCGCCCAGGAGACCGGGGAACGGCTCAACCTGGAGCGCACCGGACTTGCTTCCACCGAAGGTGAAAAGCAGGACGTGCGGTTCTCCACCGTGGAGGAGCTGCGGCGGATCAAGGAGATGCCCGCCGGCCACGAGAAGAACCAGGCGATCATCGATGCGCTCAACAGGTCGCGTGGGGCCCTGGGCAAGAGCTTCGCCAAGTTCGCCGAGGACGTGGTTCCCAAGGTGATCGAGGGCAAGGAACTCGGCAAGGCGAAGGAGATCACCGAGGCCGGGAAGGTCGTCAGCAAGATGCTTGGCGTCCAATACCGACCGAGGGAAGCTCCGAAGGTCGAAGAGAAACTTCCCGAGTGGGTCAGACAGTCAATGGTGGAGAGTGGCAAGAACCCATCGCGCATGTTCAACGAGGTCGATGCGTCAAGGCCGGGCTTCGCTGAGATGGTCGCCAAGGATCCCGTCGTGCAGAAGATGCCTACTGATCTTCGCGAACGGGCTCAGCGCGGAGATCTGTCGGTCGCGGAGTATCAGGCCGAGGTGAAGCGCCAGAAGGAGTCGCACGACTTCATCCAGCACATTCAGAGGGAGCCGACGGAGGGCACCGTCGCCGAAGCCCGCGCACCCTCTCCGCCAGCAGAAGGCACCCCAGCGTCCCAGCGGATGCAGCCGTCACTCGAGCAGGAAGGCGTGCCAGGCACCGCCAAGATCCGAGCCAGCGACGTGCTCAGGGACATGCAGGGCTACGAGGGTGACCCGGTGCGCGTCCCCATCCGCCAGGGAGTCGGCGTCAGGGGTCACAGCACCAAGGGTATCCTGGGCTGGTTCCACACCCACGAGAACATCGTGCGCATGGAGGGCGCCAGGGACATCGTTACCGGGGCGCACGAGTGGTCGCACGCCATGGACCGTGCCGCTGGCTTCTACTCGGAAGGAGCCAGGGAGGTGGCCGGGCTCAAGGCTGCAGCCGCCACCTACCCTGGCTTGGAGAAGCTCCCAGAGAAGCAGCAACGCAGTGAGGGTTGGGCCGAGTTCTGGGCACGGCACATGCTCGACGACCCAGACCTCAAGAAGGACACCGGCGCCTTCCACGACGAGGCGATGAAGTGGTTGGCTCAACCACAGCAGGCCGAGATTCGCGCGCAGGTCGAGAGAGTCCAGAGCTCACTGCGGCAGTATCGAGACCAGGGTGCGGTGAAGCGCGGCGAAGCGGCAATTCACTTCTACGACGACGAGAAGAGCATCCAGGAACTCAAGTCAGTCGGCGTGATGAAGGACACGCTGCCGCACAAAGCCGCTGGCTTCTTCCGAAAGCTGACCACGGCCTTTCGGAAGGCTGTGACTGACGATCTGGTCGGCCTGAAGAACGCTCAGTTCGAAGCGTTGAAGAGGGAGCTCGGTAGCAAGGAGGCGGCGCAGAAGGCTCTCGAGGAAACGCCGATCACCGCCAACCCGGCGAGGTTGATGGATGTCTTGAGGATGACCGCCAGCAAGCAGGCAGAGAGGTTCTTGCTGCACTCCACTCACAACTTGAAGGGTGAGCGCACTGGCATCTCAGGTCAGGAGGCTCTTGGAAGTTTCGACAGCAGGCAGCAGCGAGTCGATTTCGAGAACTACCTTCGAGCCAAGCGAGAGCTCGAGGACATCGAGAAGGGCAAAGAGACGACCATCAGCAAGCAGGACAACCTGACGACGGTCGCCAAGCTCGAGACCAAAGACTTCGTGGATCGTGCCGAGGCGCTGAAGCAATACGACAATCGAGTCATCGACTACGGCACGGAGGGCGGCCTCTGGAGTAACGAGCAAGCTGACGCGATCAAGAACGCCTACAAGGTCTACGTTCCGTTCATGCGCTTCCTGGAAGGCCCGAAGGTGATCGCGCCAGGTCGCGGAGTTGCCGAGCGTGGCACAGGGGTCCGCAGTTCTCACGGTTCGCAGCTCGAGATCGTCGATCCGCTCACCTCGATCGCGGACATGACCAGGAACGTCATCACCAAGGCTCAGCAGAACATGGTGATGAAGGCGATGGTGAAGTTCGGCCTGCATCACGAAGGCGTTGGCAGCTTCGTCACTGAGGTGAAGCGCGGCCTCCTTCCGAAGGATCACCCGCTCCAGGAGATCGTCAAGGCTTTGCAGGCTGGTGCGCAGAGCGATCAGGCCTCAATGGCTCTCGACAAGGTTGGCGAGCTTCTCGAGTCGATGGAGAAGGCTGGGGAGATTGGTGCCATGGTCACCCTCTTCGGCCAACAGACCATCCCGAAGGGGAGCAAGCCGTTGATCGCGCACACGCTTCACCTGACGGAGGAAGAGATCAACGAGTTGCCGACTGAACGCGCACAGAAGATGGCTCGAGAGAAGAACGGGAAACTGCTGTGGCTCGAGACCGACCTCGAAGCCTACGACGCGCTGATGGGCATCGCATCTCCGCAGAGCTTCGTCGATCTGATGCCGGCCTTTGCCAGAGCGATCGTGGAGAAGCCGGCGAAGTGGTTGCGCGCTGGGGCCACCGTCGCTGCGCCTGCATTCGCTGCGCGCAACCAGGTCAGAGACGTGATCCAGAATGCGGTCTACTCCGGCGGTGACGGCAACCCAGTGGCAGCTGTCGGTCGAGCGATCAAGGGCGCGATGCAGGTCATCGGTGGGAGTGAGGAATCCCAACTGTGGGACGCTCTCGGCGGTAGTGCGTCCACGTTCCACAGCACGGAGATCGCCGCTGGAAGGGCGGCGCCGATCCTGAGCGGTGAGTCGCGCGGAGTGATGACCAACCTGAAGTTTGCCTATGGCAAGATGGTCGACGCCATCGGCACGCCCGAGTCGTTCCTCCGCGTCCAGGAGATGAAGATGGCTAGGGACAAGGCGCTGGCGGAGGGCAAGCCGACGCTCGAAGCCAACCTGCTCGGACTCGAGGCTGGCCGCGAGAGCGGGATCAACTACGCGCGCATGGGATCCCTGGTGCGCGGCCTGAACCGGATCACCCCCTACACCGGGGCATCAGTCAACGCGACCGGCAAGTTCCTCCGTCAGCTCAGTGGGGCAGACGGAGGCAATGTCGCCTTGAAGACGATGCTGCGTGGTTTCACTTCGATCACGGTGCCGACCTTGGCGCTGTGGTGGCTCAACAAGGACAAGGAGTGGTATCAGCAGCTGCCAGAGTGGGAGAGGCTCAACTACTGGCACATCGACCTTCCGTTCGGAATTGGAAGGTTGAAGATCAGCAAGCCGTTCGAGCTTGGAAGGTTGTTCGGGAACCTGCCGGAGCATGTGTTCGACCTGATGCACGGCAGCAACCCGATGAGCACTGGCAAGGTCATGGGGGACTTCTTCCAAAGCCTTCTGCCGAACTCGATGATGCCAGCTTTCATGGCTCCGATCGTCGCTGCCTGGGCTAACAAGGATCCGTTCACCGGCAGGTCGATCGTGCCCGACTGGATGGAGCGAAGCCGGCTGCCGCACGACCAGGTGACCGCCTACACCAGGTGGTATGGCAAGATGCTCTCTGATGCCTTCCTGCTGACCGGGCTCGATGTTTCACCGATGCACATCGAGCACTTCACCAACCAGATGACTGGTGGAATGATCGGCCGAGTCAGCGACTTCACCGAGTCGATGGCCGAGCTTGGTGGGTTCGTGAAGTCTCACGAGCACCTGCACGCTACTGATATCCCAGTGGTCGGCACGATGTTCGGTCGAGGAGACTTCACTCAAAGCCGCGACGTGCAGAAGATCTTCGATCTTAGTTCGGAGTTCGAACAGAAGGCCGGCAGCAAGCAGTTGACCATCGACGACCGTCGACAGCAGCACCAGGTCGACATGGCGAAGAAGCGCATCAGCCTGATCATGGGCCAGGCCAGGGATGGGAAGATCTCTCGCGACGACGCGAACAAGCAAGCCTACGATGTCGCCCACGACGCCCTAGAAAGGTTCAAACCATGAAGCTCCTCCTGTTCGCTCTCCTCCTCTGCTTTCTACCGTCCTGCCAAGCCTTTCGCGACCTCGCAAAAGACGAAGCGAGGAAGTTCTGGAACGAAGAAGCCAGGCCAGTGATCGAGGAGAAGATCACCGCGAAGCTCAACGAGAAGGCGCCGCAGCTCGTCGCTCAACTCGACACCAACAAGAACGGGCGCGTCGAGCTCGACGAGATCAAGGGACTCAACGTGAAGGATCCACAGCTGTGGCTGACGGTGATGAACCTCATCGGCACCCTGCTGGTCGCCAACGGGAGCAAAAAGCGTGATGACCAACTCTGGGACTCGCATGCGGACACGAAGGTCGCAATGGCCACTTCTGGCGTCCCTGTTCGCGGCTTCAGCGGCAACAGCAGCTAGTTGCGTCCACACCTTCGACGCGGTGTCAGCGTTGCCCGACGGCTACTGGACTGCGACCTACAACCTTTTTGACGGAGTGCTCTCGGACCTATGGTCTCTTCTAGCGATGATCTTGCCGTGAAGATCGACCCAGCCGCGGCCTTCCTCAAACTTGGTCCAGCAGTAGGCGTGATGCTCGCCTTCGCGAGTGGCGCCGTGTGGATCAACGCGAACTTCCAAGAGCTGTCCTTCAGCAACAAGCAGCTCACGCAAGCGATTGGTCAACTCGAGCACCGCATCGACGGAATGCAGGACCGATGGACAACGAGAGACATGGCACAGTGGGTCGAGCTCCTGAAAGCGAAGAACTCGACCCTGTTGATTCCCGACGTGCCTCGGTGATGTTCAGGATCTTCTGGCTCGCCTACTGGACGTTCATCATCCTGCTGTTCGTGGTCCTGCTGAAGGGCTGCGCCTCTCCTCCGCACGCCAAGACCCTTCCGCCTCTCGCGCGGGCCAAGGAGTCGACGATCGACAAGGTGCTGGAGCGGCCGCTGGTCGACGCCGTGTTGTCGATCCTCGCCGCGGCGCCGCACTACGAGGGGCAGATCATCGAGCACTGGGGAACGACGACCGGCCGCAGCCGAGGCGGTGTGAACCCCTACATCTGGCTGCCGAAGACTGATCGGCACCCGAAGGTCGGCGAGGATGTGGTGCTCAAGTTCACCACACGCGCCCTTGAACCGTTCCCCATCGAAGACATCTACCTGGTCGTCGGCACCAAGATGCTCGACACGCCGGTGGACTTCACGCCCTATGGAATGCCTGGCTCGCAGCTGCTGATTGATCCTGAGTGGATTGTGCGCGTCCCTGCCAGACAAGATGTTGATGGCATGGTAAGGCACCAAGCACAGACCGGCGAGGCTGTGCTTCGGTGGACTGCTCCTGTGTGGTCGGCAGGGATGCGCTTTTTCATCCAGATCGTGACTGCGAGCCCCGGCGAGACAGCTTCAGGGTTTCTTGCCTCTCATGCCGTAGAAGTCCTAGTCGGCTCATAACCCGGAAGATCGCGATCCCGATCCCGATCGCTGCGCAGTCAGGGCCCTCGATCTTGAAGACCTTGGCGCGGGTCTCCTCGAGGTCACGCAGCAGCGAGACCATCTCCTTGGTCATCTTCAGGCGCGGCCACTTCTTGACCCGCTTGACCTTCCTGTTCCTCACGACTGCAGCGCGTCGTTGAACCAGGCGAGCAGGTCACCGACCTTGTAGCCCATCGCGTCCATCAGCGGGATCGACTTGCGACCGACGGCGAGCCTCGAAGCCTGATGCCAATGCATGCACATGATGTCGTCACCGTGCTGCCACACGACGATGGAGATCGCGCCACAGTTCGAAGCCTGGGTCAGTGCGCGCACCTGATGCACAAGCAGCCCGGGCTCTCCTCCGACGGGAAGAGACGACCGCTTCACCTGCTTCGCCTCGATTACGATCGCTCGCCCCTTGGAGGTGAAGCCGAAGAAGTCGCACGGCGTCTGCTGCAGCTCCTCCGGCACCTTGAACACAAAGGCGGCCTGCAGGTCGTAGATCGAGCGGAAGACTGAACGCAGTCGCAGTTCGAGTTTGATCATGCCTTCAGCAGCCTAACGAACTCGGCCTCGGCTGCACGGCAGATGGCGGACATCTCCATGTCGCTCTCCGTCGCTTGCATCTTAGCGGAGAACCTGTCGTCGAGCTCTTCGAACGCCTTCCAGAAGGACTCGGGCATGACCGGCTTCGCGTGCAGGTGGTAGAGCTTCTCGATGGACCGACTGAGCTCAGCCGCTTTCGACTTCATCCTGAGCTGATGCAGCTTGTTCATTGATCTCCCTCTTCCACTGATGCTCAAGCAGGTGCAGCGGCGTGTCGAGTGGCACCATGCCGTTCGGCCCGTCCTGGTTGATCGTGCTGACCGCTGGACCGTTGCGCATCGAGAACCAGGTGCGCACGCCTTGCACCCTCGCCGGCCACAGCTCTGGGTAGTCCTCGGCCATCAGCAGCGCGCCCTTGACGATCTTGAAGCCACCCTTCGTGAGGCGCAGCTGCACGAAGAAGCCTCGGCCCCCGGTGCGGTTGATCTCGAAGACACCCTTCCGCATCAACGTCATCAACCAACGCTCGAAGGCCGAATAGTCCATGCCGACGACAGAGCGCAGCTCTTCCTTGCTGACCGCTCCGAACAACTTGTTGAGCACGTTCCTCGCCTGCACTGGATCATCCAGCCCAAGGTTGGCGGCGATCGCGAACTCCACACCGAACGGGTCCAGCACACTTTGCGAGCTCAGGCAGCTGGCGGAGAAGCGAGCGTAGCCGAGGTCTTCCCAGGTCTGCTCTAGCCACTTGATCGCCCACTGGACGTGGACCTTGCGCACGCTGCAGGTCGAGAGATCATTGCCCACATGGCTCAACGTCATGTTGGCTACCGCTACTGCGATGCGAAGGACGGAAAGCAGCTTTTCCTTCTGCGTGAACAGGGGAAGCTCTTCGGAATACTTCGCAGTCCACTCCTCCCCGACGACATGACGCGCAAGTTCTACGGCCCCTTCAGCAAACGTGATCTGGTCTGGCTCCATGTTCCAGGCACGGATGACGACTGCCCGCATCAGGTCGACCGTCCAGTGGTTTTCTACATTCTGCGGACCGACGCTTTCCTCCAGCTCGTCGATACCTACGGCGAAGTCGAGGCGCGAAAGAGACTCTGGCGAGCCATAGAGCTGCAGCAGATGCTCGCACGGGTGAGCGAAGGACCGCTTCCCTCCGTTGAGCCAGTTGCAAATCGAAACTAGGCGCACCGCTGCCGGCAGACTCTGCGAGCCGTAGATCTTGGTGCCTTCCACGCGGCCGATGTCGCGAGCTGCCTGCAGCATCGGGAAGATGGCGACCTCCTTGCCGTCGTCGCTGAGCATCAGGTGCGCTTCGTCGAGCACGAGCATCTTGCCGTGGTTCCTCGGCAGCAGCCCTGGCTTCATCTTCTGCTGGCCTGCGACGCTGGCTGATCCAATGGTGAATCCAGCTCTACTGAAGTTGCCCATCATCGTGAAGTGCTGGCCGAGGCCGAGGTGCGCCAGGTAGGTGCGCGCGGCGACGCTCTTGCCAGACCTGGTTGCACCGATGATCGCGCAGTCGAGCCAGCCCCTCCGTTTGGTCCCCTCGTGGTGGATCCACAGAGCTGAGTGGGCGGCGAGCTCGAGGGTGGTGTGGATTGACTGCCGGCCGAAGACGTGCGTGACGTGGTTGCTCACGTCCATGTGGCGCACGGCCAGGTAGTCGTCGATCTGGTCGGTGTGCTCGGCCTTGTAGGGCACGAGGTTCAGCAGGTCGAACTTCAACGGGCTGAGGTCGATCAGCTGCTTGTCGAGCGGCACCAGGTTGGTGCACCAGACCATGGCTGACTTGTTGGTTGGGTAGACCCGGCCGGTGATCTCCATCTCCCCGGAGAGTGGCGGCTGCTCTGTGCTCACCACCTCGATCATCCGCTGCTCGTCGTCTCCTTCCTTCGCCTGCGCGACCCACGCTGCCCCCGTCGTCCCTTCCTGTGTCTTCACTCTGCAGGGTGTGCATGACCGTGGTTTCCCGACCACGTTCTCTATGATCCACTCGGATGGGTTGCGTTGGATCATCGCCTGCGCCAGCTGTTCCTGCCGGCCGCCCCAGTCGAGCACTCCACCAGGCGCGACGATCGGTCCCTTGCATTGGGAGCAGATCGCCTTCGTCCCCATGTCGCACTCCAGGATCGAGGTCTTGGGGATCAACAGCACGTCGGTGTTCACCGCGCCGACCTGGCAGCGCATCTTCACGTCGGTGTGCAGCTTGTCGAAGACCTCGCCGTAGTTGATCTGCAGCGCCTTGGGCACGCTGCGCCGGCTCGCCTCGAGCGTGAACTGCGGGATCATCGCCAGGTCTTTGTTGCCTGCGTTCACCCAGTCGCGCAGGTCTGCGCCCCACTTCTCGAGAGGGTTGATCGGGATGGCGCGCAGGAACACCGGGCAGCGGTTCTGCGCGAAGCTGTCGCCAACGCCTTCGATCAGGTTCTTCCGGCGGCGCAGCATCTCGGTGCGCTTCTTCTCGTCCGGGGCGATGCTGTCCTCGCCAGGCCCTTGGAAGGTGTCGTTGTCGTAGCAGATCTCGACGGCGTGGCCGCGCCAGGCGTCAGGGATGGCGTGTGGCGGGATCGGCGAGCCTGCACCGCCGGTCCAGGTGACGACCATGATCCCCTTCTGCTCGAACTCCAGGGCATCGAGGGCAGCCAGAACGTCCCACTCGCCTTCGCAGAGCCAGATCAGCTGGTCTGGCTTGATCACACCAAGGAACGGCCAGAAGCCGAGTGCGCCAGCTGAGCCCGACACCGCGGCGCTCCACGACCACTTCCGGTCGCCACCCGACGGGTTGTAGCGCCGATACCGAGGCCGCAACCTTCCGTCAGGCCAGAACTGCGTGAAGATGATCTCGCCGTTGATCGCGCCGAGGTGCAGGCGCTCGATGCGCTCCTGATCGAAGTGGCCGCACCGCTGACGGAGGAAGGTGCGGAGGCCGTCGTTCTCTTCGTCCTCGAGGAGCGAGCGCGTGCACTCCTCCATGAGCTCCACGGTCATCTCCTTCGGCCACGTCTTCGTGCCCTTCCTGCCCTTCCTCACCGGCAGCACGACGCCGAGAAGGTCAGCCAGGGCTTTGCACGAGTCGAACGGCTTGGTCGGCGAGAGCTGGTCCTTGATCGACCACCAGGCGAAGAGGTCGCCCTTGGTGCCGCATTGGTGGCACGTCAGCCAACCGCTCTTGACGCTGACGCTTGCGCTGCCCGACTTGTCAGGGCAGATGGGGCAGGCGACCTGTAACCAGTCGCCCTTGGGGGAATCCGACTTGACCTCCACCCCCATCTTCTTCAGACTTAGAAGCGGGTTGGTTGCGAAAGCCGACCGAACGAGACCGAAGCTGCCAGTTGCCTGCATCTACAGAGCTCCTGCAACAGAAAGGCTCGCTGCGCGATCCACGCAGCGAGCCTTTCATCTTTCCGAGCCGAGCTGCCGATGCAAGGACTAGAACGGGTTGTCGTCGCCGCCTTCCTCGTCGGTGCGCAGCTTGCCGCTTCCGTGCGCAGCCATCACCATCTTGTGCCACTCCATCGCAAGCGCCTGCACTTCGGGCGGCGTGGTCTCGGTGCGCTGCCAGGTGGGCTCCATCGAGAAGTAGGTGGTCTGCCGGCCGTCCTCGAGCTGCTTCGGCTTCGCCTTCACCCTGACCACTACAGGGTGTGCCCACAGGTTCTTGTCGCTCATCATCCAGGTGGAGACGAACTGCTTCGCTGCGGTGAAGCTGGTGCGGCTACATCTTAGGATCGCCGGGCCCTGGTCGGTCATCACGACGAAGTTGTGCGACTGCGCGCCGAGCGGCTTCTGGTTGTCGACCCACTCGGTGCACTTGCCGCAATCCTCACACGCACCGTAGACGCTGCCGGTGATGGCGTCGCGGCTGATGCACTTCTGCAGGCCGTTGTAGCGTGCGTCCTTCGGGTTCAGGTAGAGCGCATTGCTCTTGGTGTGCGCGACGAAGAGCAGCCGCAGCGGCGCCGTGAAGACCTGCTGCGACGCGCTGTCCATGAAGCGGCCAGGGATGGCACCCTCCACGCCCTCGAGCACCGGCGGGCTCATGCCCTGCAGTAGTCGAAGCGTCGGTAGAACGAGGTCGCTCTGCTCCACGTTGTCGCGGCCGACGAGGTGCGACCTGTCGCGCGGCACAGAGGAGAGGACGGGGAGGAGATCGGAGCCGGCGAACGCCGCCGGCTTCCACGGTGCGATTTCTTGTTTCTCTGGTTCAGTTGTCATGGTTCTTCAGTTGCTCCCTTCCACCCCTTCACCATGACAGTTGGTGTCATGCTGAAGTTGAGGAAGTCGGGGATGGTGTGGAGGTCGATCGTTTCCTTCTCGACTTGCTCTTTCAGGTAGGCAACGACGGAAGGCTTGTAGAGCACCAGCTTCTCGAACTTGGTCACGTCGCCGTGAACTTCTTCGAGCCACGCACGCACCTGCGGTTCGTTCTCCTGGTTGCAGCTGACCGCGAAGTTCTTGCGGAGGGAGACGCCGAGCTCCTCGCTGAGCTTGAACGACTTGACGCCTTCTTCGAGCATGGACTCGACGAGCTGGCGCTCCGCGGTCTTGCATGCTTCGTAGGCTCTGCTGTGGGCTTCCTTCGCATCGTCCATGAGGCGACGCGCGGTGAAGTAGGCTTGCGCTTTGTCGAGGTGGCTCATGCGAAGAGGTCACCCTTCGGCACGCCCACCGATTCAGCTGCTGGTGGTGCGGGAACCTTCTTCTTCAGGTCGATGATCTCGCACTCGAGCTTGTTGCTCTGCGCCTTGAGCTCCCTGATCTGTCGCTCAGCGGCCTCCAGTGCGACGGCCTCGGGGCTGGGAGGGCTCTCCGGTGTTTCGTTTGCGATCAGGGAAAGACACGCCTGCACTGTTCGTGGGTTCGACGATCGGGCGATCTCGATCCACTCGTCGTGTTGGATCATCACCGTCAACTTTGACTTGGCCATTGCTGCTCCTGGTGTCTAGTAGGAAGGCGAGGAGTGGAACCACTCGCCCTGGGAAGGTCTTCGCGTAGAACGTGGCGATCCATCGGTTCGTCTCGGTCTCGAACCTGTTGATCTTGACCCACTGTTCGAAGTGTTCGATCGGACTTGGTTGTGGTGGGTGTGGCATCAGCGGCCCCGTAGCTTGAGGTAGTCCTCGTAGCTGGAGAACGTCGCCGCAGCTGACGCCACCGGCGTCGCATCGGCGATCGACTTGTCGAGCTCGGCCTTCCGAGTCTCGAGGTAGGCGAAGATCGACGGGTAGTCGCTGATCCAGCTCTGCGCGCGCAACCACGCGAGGTAGGAGACCGGCACGTCCTTGATCGCGACACCGCGATGAACTCCCCATTCCATGATGAAGTCTGGGGCTACAGCAGGCCGCTTGATCATCGCTTCCTCCACTTCCGAAGAAGCTTGTAAATGCTGTTTCGAGTCACTCCAACAGCCCGCGCGAGATCTGGCTGGCTCAGTCTCCTCTTGTTGGCGAACACGAAAGCGATCTGCTCGACGGAAAGACCGGCCTGCCGACCTTTCCTGATCGCATCCTGTCTGTTGTCCAAGGCCGTGCCAACGAACAGATGAGACGGTCTAGCACATCCAGGCGTGTCGCAAGCGTGGCATACCATCAGACCTTTCTTCGGCCACGCACCATGAGCGAAGAACCACGCGACGTGAGTCGTAGGTCTCCTGCTCCATTTGCCATTCACTCGAACACGCATCCATCCATAGCCCTTCTTGTTGACCTGACCGAACCACAGCCAGCAGCTTCCATATGAGCCTTGGCTGATCTTGTTGACGAAGCGTTCGAACATAGTCACGTTGCGGAGCTTCAGATCGAAAGCCGCTTTCACCACGCGACCCCCTCGCTCTCTTCATCCGTCAGCATGCGTTCGAGTTGAATATGCTTGTTGATCACGCGACCTTCGAAGAACGCTTTGACCCTGCCGTTGAGCAGACGGAGGAGTGCGGTCGGGGTCTTGATCGTGATCATGCGATCGCGAGCTTCGTTGTAGCAGAGGGTCAGCTGACGGTTGTCGTTGAGCGACAGCTGCACCTTGAAGATCTCTAGTGGCTCGTCACCAGGTAGCCGATCAGGAACGCGGGACTTTTCGGATCGGGTGGGAGAACCATCTTCCCGCCGAGTTTCCCGGACCCTTTGGACTGGACGCGAAGTCCTCTTTGCGGCGAGTCGGGCTTGGGCGGTGTTGCGTGCCGCATTCTTTGCACGTTTCTCTTCTGCTGTGTTCTTTCGCGCCATTGGTCAGCTCCGCTCATGCTTGCGTCCTGATCCAAACTCTTTGGTTAGAGCGGCCGAGATCACGTCAGCAGCTATCTTGTCGACCACGAAGTAGAAGACTTCCTTCGGCATCCCGCGTTCGCTGATCGGAGTCACGGAAGAAGCACTTGCGTGCTTCAAGCCATCGGCGACAGCGCGAGTTGAGTCCCCGATCTCCTCCAGCAGGTCTTCGCAGAGCTGGACCTGAGATCGCTTGCATGAATAGATGAGCTTGCTCATGGTGAGTTGGTTTTACCGAGCGATCACGTAGAGGTCAGACAGGCGCAGCATCGTCACCCTCCTCCGCCGCCCGCTTCACGATGTCCTCGACCGAGGTCGGTTCGTTCTTCTTCGGCGCGAGGCCGAGCGTGATCAGCCGACGAGCCTTGCTCACCAACGCCTCGGCGATGGCGACCTTGACCTTGATCAGGTGAATCTCGCTTTCGACGAGCACCTTCCTGCCGATTTGCTTGCGCAGGTCGTTGAGGATGGTGTCCAGGATCCAAAGGCAGCGAGC